TATTTATTCACTTGGATTAGGATATAGTTCTTCTGCTAGTGCATTATTTTATATTGGTGTAAGTGCTGATACAAGTCCTGATTTAATTTTCTCAAATGGTTCTCCATCTGAAAAAATGCGTATTACAAGTGGGGGCAATGTATTAATAGGAACTACAACAGATAATGGGTTTAAACAAAGGGTAGATGGGGGAGCAAGTAACAACGGGAATTCAATATATGCAAATGGATTATCAATAGGAGCACAGTCTAATGGTTCTGATTATCCTGCACTTGGTTATAATATTAAATTTACATCTACAAGTGCTTTAACTTATGTTGCTGCTGATTATGCATCTTGGATTAAATTTGGCTCAGGTAAAGTTGAAACTTTTACAGCTACTGCAAGTAGTGGAACTATAAGTCCTGTTCAAGGACCATATGTAGCAAATACAGGTACTTCTTGGACAAACGGTTCTTCTGATGAAAGATTAAAAAAGAATTTTGAACCAACACAAGGATTAGCTGAAATACTACAAATTAATCCTGTTAAATATCATTTTAAAACAGACAATGATTCATCAGTAAAAAGATTAGGATTTATTGCTCAAAATTTAAAACCATTAATCCCTGAAATGGTAGTTGAAAAAGATGATTTAGCCGAAGATGGAAGCCATTATTTAACTATTACACCTGATTATTTATTACCTGTTTTAACAAAAGCAATACAAGAATTAAATAAAAAATTAGATGAATTATCAGCTAAAAATGAAGCATTAATTAAAAGAATAGAAACATTAGAAAACTTATAAAAATGAAAAAAACAATCACAACCCTAGTAATGGCATTAAGTATGTCAGCAGCATTTAGTCAAAACGCAGGAGATAGCTTGATAGTTAAATTTGACACAAGTGTCTTTAAAAATGTAATTGCAATTATACAAAAGCAATTAGATAGCAAAGCAGCAAGTAATTATGTATTAGAAGCATTAAGTAAATATGAATTAATAGCAACAAAACCTAAAGAAATAAAAAAGTAAATATGAAAAAAATAATCTTATCAGTTTTAGTGTTGGCTAGCTTGTCAACAAAAGCGCAAATGTTTAGAAATAGTAGCGATACTGCAATAATTGGAAAAGATACTATCTACTATCAAAAAGGTGGCATCTTAATTAAGCCAGTTATTGTTAACTATCAAGGTCAATCTGCATGGTCTTTAAGTTGGACTGCTAACAACCTATCAAGTAACGGAGAAGGATGTAATACCTATGTAACATTAAGAGGTAAAAATAACCAACAGTTAGCTGATTTTAATTGCTTTATTCCTGCTTCAGTTGTGGCAGTTTGGGGGATTAGTAATGCTCCGATAGATTCAACAATCTTATCTCAATATCCAAGATTTGTAAAACAAGACTAATGAACTTTCAGGATTATAAAATATACATATTGAATGGGGTTGCTTTGTCGGTATCTCTTACAAGTGTTGAAACCTATTTACGCATTTCATTATTGGTGCTTTCAATAGCATATACAATTTTTAAACTTTTAAAAAATGATAAAAATGAAAAATCTTAAAACAAGTTTAGCTGGCTTATTGGCTGGTTTACCTTTTATAGTAGATGCGCTTTTAGGGGCATATACTGCTGGCACATTTACCAACAAAAGCGGATTGCAATTAGTAGCTGCAATCGGGGTGGTTCTTTTAGGTCTGTACTCTAAAGACCATGATGTTAAGGGTATTTAGTTGGTTTGTGGTAGTTTCCTTATTAGGAGGCTGCTACACCCAATTTAAGGCGACTAAACAAGTTGGTAAGGCATTGGCTCATTATCCGCAAATAGTGGCTAGAATCGCCTTAGATTCATTCCCTTGTGATGTTATCCGTATTGATACGATAATAACCGTAAAAGATACAATTGTAGAATGTGAACCGTCCCAAATATATAATATTAATGGGACAAATTTGTCGCAAATTGATACAATATTTACGACAAAAAAAGTGTACGTTAAATTACCGTACAAAACTATCTATATTAACAAAGTAGTTGAATCAACTGCAAAGCTGGTAATAATTAATGCTCAATTAGATTCTGTTAACAATGTGATTCGCGAACTGCAAAAGTCAAAGGATGAACTAACTGGTAAAGTTGAAAGAAAGAATAAAGTTTTATGGTGGTTAATCGGTCTTTTATTTTTATTATCAATTCCTTTAGTTATCCGCATTTTCAAAATGTTATCAATAAATATTTAGTTTTACAATATGAAGCAGCCATCTGAAGAATTTTACCGATTAATAAAGTTATTTGAGGGATGTAAATTAGAGGCTTATAGATGCTCTGCAAATGTTATAACAATTGGCTGGGGTAGTGTATTGGATAGCAAAGGCAATCCTATTTATATGGGTGCTAAAATTACACAGGCTGAAGCTGATTTGTTATTGAAAAATGAAGTTACACGTAAGGCAGATTTTTTAAATAAAGAATTAGGAAAGACAGTTATTAATCAAAATCAATTTGATGCGCTTTTGTCATTTCAATATAATTGCGGAAATGCTGCATTAAGTAGAAGTTCATTATTAAGAAAAGTAAAAGCCAATCCAAAGGACATTTCTATAATTGCAGAATTTGCGAGATGGAATAAAGCAGGGGGCAAAGAAATTAAAGGCTTATCTATACGTAGAGCAACGGAATCAAAACTATATTTTACAAAATATGAGACCAAGATTTAACGAAATTCAAACGGACTGGTGGCAACAAAAGCAATTATTCGATAAGCAACTTTACAAGGTATTAATATTTTCAGACTGTCATGGATGGCTAGCAGACTTATCCGCATTGCGTTGCATCAATCAAGTCCTTCAGCATAATAAATTTGATGAGGTTATTATTAACGGTGATATAACTGATATGCCTTTTATATCAAAGCATAGTCAAAGATTATATTCTGAAGGTATTTTAAAGGGATATACAGAAGTAGGAGAAATTGAATACACTAAAGAGCAGATACTCAAGCCTTTACGATTAAGTACTGATGCTAAGATTAGAGTTAGACTTGGCAATCACGATGAACGAATAACAAACCCATATAATTTAGGAGATAAGCAGTTAGCAAGATTGGCAGTATTATATAAAAATTATAATAGTACTAAGTACAATGAGATGCTAGACCTTAAAGAAAGCGATGGCTTTATATATGACGAAAGCGACGTGTACAATTTATTTAATATTTTCGACATCACACACGGATTAAGTTTAAATAAGACTGCTGCCGAAAAGAATATATTTGAGTATATGGGCAGCGGAAGCACAGGTCATACACACCGATTAAATTCTAAGTACTTAACCAATAGGAAAAACCCTTATGTATGGTTAGAAAGTGGATGCACAAGATTAACAAAGGAAGTTGAATTTTTCCCTACTGGTAAAACTGCGGACTGGCAACAGGGATTTATTGAAGTGGTATTTACAAAAGATTCATTCTTTGCCCAGCCTACTTTAATATTAAATGGGCAATGCTATTATAACGGTATAATATACAAGGGATGAACGGATCAATATTAATTCCTGAAAATTTTAAACTAGCTGGGAAAACTATTAATATAATTATAGACAATGAATATTGCAATGATAATAATTGTTTAGGTGAAGCAGACTTTAGTTTGAAAATAATTACTTTATGTGATACTTATGCAGGAAAGAAATTAACAAAGCGAAGTAAAGAGCAGATATATTACCATGAATTAATACATCAGATATTACATACTATGAAATTAGAAAGATTAAAGTATAATGAATTATTTGTAGATAGTTTTGCGGACTGCCTTATAGAATACGAAAGGACAAAAAGATAGTTTGTTTTTTAGTTTTGGTTTAATCCTGCCGTTTTTACGGTGGGATTTTTAATTTATTTTATGACCTGAAACCCAATAGAATCAAGGCTTATTATAATTATTATATATATATTATAAAAAAAACTTTAAAATAAATTTGGTGGTAATGAAAAAAGTTGTATCTTTGATTTATCAATAACGAAAAAACAAACAAAATGACTTACGCAAAAATTACATTTAACGGTTCAAAAACTTACATGGTAATTGATAGCGCTAACCAATGCAGGTTTGCTACAACTTCAGAAAAAAAAGCAAAAAACTTTTTAGCTAAACTTTTAAAACAAGTAAAAAATTAAATTATGAAAGCAACAATTAAATTAAAAAATCCTTTTACTTACCCAACATATACAGTTATGATAGGTAAAGAAATAATCAAAGGGTTTTATTCAAAATCTGAAGCAATAATTTTTAAAAATAAAATAAACCAAAAATGAAACCAAGCCAACTAAAAATGCTCGAAGATTTGTACAACTTTCTAGGAGCAAACGAAATTTTATTAAAAGCAGAATTTAAAAAAATTAAAAAAGTAATACCTAAAAGTAAAAACCTTAACTTCCCGCAATTTTGCATCACCGCTTATTCTAACTTAAATGAAACTAAAAGTAAGTAAAACAGTATTACCACCCAAGCAGCCACCATTAATAAAATGGATGCAGGATTTTAAAGTAGGTGTAAGAATTGAAATAAAATCAAACAATAAAGCAGAAGAAATGAACCAATTTTATGACATTCAAAAAATTAAAATATGACAAACAAAGAAATTAACGACGCAATTATTATTACAATCATTATTTTGGTAGCCTTATTTGCCGATAGTATTTTAAACTTTTTTTAACCAACTTAAATTAACCAAAATGAAGTACAAATTTAAAACAGAAGTTGAAAACGAAATTGAAATTGAATTACCCTATTATTTTAAAATAGAAAATTCACATATTGCAGATTCTTATTTTGCTATAATATCCGAAAATGTAGGCATTAGTAACTGGAGACTAAATGATATATCTTCAATAAGTTGCCCTCAAATATTATTAAAATGGATTGAAGGAAGCAAACAAATTACTGCCGCAGAATTTAAAACTGCATTAACTCAATCTTGTAACCATTTAATTAATCTAATATGAAAGACAGTATAGAATTATACATCGAACACCCTACCGATTGGAAACAGTCTGAATATGTAATAGTAGATTACTTTATAGGATGGGATGAATGCAATAAGTTGGATGATTTAGGAATTGACAAATGGCACACAGTAGAAATAGCCGAATGGATAACAGAAGATATAGTTTACAATGAATTATTTAACCAAATAAAAAAACAAAATGAGCAATCTAATTAAAATTCAAACCGAATTAAAAGCACCAAAAAACCAAACTAATGCGTTTGGAAAGTACAAGTACCGAAGTTGCGAGGATATCCTTGAAGCGGTAAAGCCTTTACTTTTAAAATATGATTGCTTACTTGTTATAAGTGATGCAATTAAAGAAGCAGGAGGAATTATCTACTGCGAAAGCAGGGTTATTTTTAAAGACAAAGATGGCGATATAACAATTACTGCTTGCGCTGGTATAGAACCAAATCGTAAAGGAATGGATATAGCACAATCATTCGGGGCATCCAGTAGCTACGCAAGAAAGTACGCATTAAATGGCTTGTTTCTTATTGATGATACTAAAGATGCAGATGCTACAAATAACCATAAAGAGGAAGTTAAACCCTTTATGACGGATGATAAAATGATTAGCTTAGTTGCAAGGTACAATGATGGAGAAAGGGATATATTTGAGAAAGCAAAAGCGCATTTAGTATTAAGAGATAAAGATTTATTAACCATAAAAGCGTTAAAATGATAGAACAATATTCTAGCGAATGGTTTTCCCAAAGGATGGGCAAACTTACTTCATCAACTATTTATAACCTAATGACAGAACCAAAGTTAAAAAGCGAAGCAGGGCAATTATCAGCAACCACAAAAGAATATCTAACAAGTAAACTAGCTGAAAGATTAACTGGTGTACAAAGGGAGTTTACATCTAACGCAACTAATCATGGATTAGAATTAGAAAACGAAGCGATAAGATTCTATGAAGGCAAAACAGGAAACAAGGTTAACCCTTCGGGATATATAGAAAGCATATCAGGATTATACGGTGGTACACCTGATGGATTAATCGAAGGTGGTGGGATAGTTCAAATTAAATGCCCCTACCAATATTCAAACCATATTAATAACGGTTGCATTGATAGTCAGGAATATTTTAAAAAGAATTATAAACAATATTACTGGCAATGTCAAAGTGATATGATAGTAACGGAAAGCGAATTTTGTGATTATGTTTCTTATTGTCCCCAGATAGCTGATAACTTAAAAATGTTTATCTTTAGGATTGAATCAAATATTGCAGACATGGAATTACTTTTACAAAAAATACATATGGCTGGAGAATATATTAATAACCTTTATAATCAAATTTCAAATGAACGATAATTTAAAAACAATACTAAAATACATTCAGTTATATACCGAATGCGATGATTATGCTTTAGGTAAAATATCTTTATTATTTGATAAATACCCTTTAGAAACTGTTAGGGTACAGATAGTTGAGAAAGAAGTAAAGCAATTTATTCCTGAAAAAAAAGATATAGATGAATGGACAAAGAAATATCTTATAACAAATAACATTACCTATGAACAATTAACTGCTAATAATCGTAAATATGAAACAGTATTGCAAAGGGTTAATTTTTCTAAAGAAGCTAGAGATAATGGATTTTATTTAACGCAGATAGGTAAAAAATTAAAGATGCATCACTCAAGCATCATTCACTTAGTAAACAATTTTCAACCATAAAAACAAAACAATGACAGCACCAACAAATCAAAATGCAGAAGTATTAAATTTGCTTCTAACAGAAAAGCAAACATCGCTTAACCTAGTGATGAATGGTATTCTTAACCCAACTGCAAGGATTACAAACCTGCGAGCAATGGGAGTGAATGTACTTTGTGAATTTATTTCACATACCAATAAATTTGGTAGAGCAATTCGGTATGGTCAATTTTCAGTATTGAATAAAAAAGATTCAAGGAAAATTTACAAAGAAATTAATTAATTAACTAGGGGTGGTTAATTCCACCCCTTAAATTTACATCATGATAAGTATCAATTCAAATATATTCGATTTAAAAGTAAACAATTCAGCTAAACTTTTTTATGTTTATCTTCAGCATACAAAAGCACTAGAAAAATCAAATGCTCATTATGCAGATTGCTTCGAAGTAAGTACAATGACAATTACTAACTGGCTTAAAGAACTGACAGACAAGAATTTGATTAACATTACCTACAATTTAAATAAACGTAAAATTAAAATCAATGAATAAATCTTATTACTTTAGCCATGATTATAATTCGGCAAACGATGTAAAGATTCTATTTTTACGCCAGCAATTAGGAATGGAGGGTTACGGCATTTATTGGTTTTTAGTTGAGAATTTGGCACAGGCTGGAGGCATTCTACCTATGAATATTACACCAGTTTTAGCGATGCAAATGCAAACAAATGAGGTAAAAGTAAAGGCAGTTATTGAGGAATTTAATTTATTTACTATTGCTGAAAATGGCTTCTTTTCTAAAAGATTAAACGAACATTTAGGCTTAAGAAAGAAATTAAGCGAGAAGGGTAAAATCGGCGCAGCTTTACGATGGAAAAATGGGGGGGCTATTGGGGGGGCTAATGGGGAGGCTTATGCAAAGAAAGAAAGTAAAGAAATAAATAATAGGGATTTTTTAACAAAAATTGTTCTTTAATACAAATACAATCCTTAAATGAGTATTAATATCATTTAAAAGCATTTTAAGACAGCAAGGATTGATTTTAAATATCTTTTGATAGAATCTATCACGAACAAATTAATTAACCAAAAAACAGGCTTAAAATGGCTAAAACAATAAAAGCACCACCAAGCAACAAAGATGTAGAGGATAGGATACTAGGAGTATTATTAATCGAACAAAATTCAGTACATACCTACATCGCTAAAATTACATCAGAATTTTTCTACCAAACTAAAAACCAATTAATATTTAAAGCAATACAGGCACTTTACGATAAAATGAGTGCGATTGATATAGTAACTGTATGCCAATACTTGACAAATAACAATGAAATAGAAACAGTTGGAGGCGCTTATGAAATAGTAAAACTTACAAATAATGTAACTGGCAGCAGTTCAATGAATGACTGGATATTGATTTTACAACAAAACTACCTTCAAAGGAAAGGTATTGTAATTGGTCAGGAATTAGTTAACGATAGTTATCAGGGAGAAATTGAAAACCATTTAAACAATGCTAGTAATAAGATTTTAAACGCACAAGAAAGTATTTATAAAAATAGCGAAAAGGGAATGGCTCATTACATTATGAGCCTAGCTAAAGAAAGGGATGCAGTATTAGAAAATGGACAAATAGGAATTGATACCGGTTGGGATAGTTTAAATAAATACATAAGCGGTTGGGTTAATCCTGATTTAATTATTTTAGCAGCAAGACCAGCACAGGGAAAAACTGCTTTTATGCTTAATGGAATATTAAACGTATTAAGACAAGATAAGCCGGTTGGAATATTTAGTTTAGAAATGTCAGGAGAACAGTTAGTTAACCGATTAATTAGCTTGGATAGTGGCATAGCACACCATTACTTAAGAACCAATAATTTAACTGAAGCGCAAAAGTTTATGTTAATGGCAAGTGAGGAAAGATTACAAAAAGCAAAATTATACATTGATGATACACCAAGTTTGAATATCAGAGATTTACGAAGCAAAGCAGCTATATTAAAAAGAAAATATAATATTGAATTTCTTTGTATTGATTACCTTCAGCTAATGTCAGGAGTAGACAGGAAGGGAAACAGGGAAAGCGAGATTGCAGAAATAAGCAGAGGTTGTAAAATAATAGCAAAGGAGTTAAACATACCAGTAATGGCATTAAGTCAATTAAGCAGAGCAGTTGAAAGCAGACAGGATAAAATGCCACAGTTAAGCGACTTAAGAGAAAGTGGAGGAATTGAACAGGATGCAGATTCAGTTATTTTTCTAATGCGGCCAGAAACATACGGAATAAAAGAAATAGAAGTTGATGGAATGACTTATGGAAGCGAAGGCAAATGTATTGTTAAGTTAGCAAAAAATAGGCATGGTAATTTAAAAAATATTCCTTTTCAGTTTATTGGTGAAAGAATGGAATTTAAAGAAATGAAATTATGAGAAACTTAACAATAACACCAGACCAACAAAAGCACATACAAATAAATTATAAACTAAAAAAGCAACAAGATTTAGCGGATGAACTTGGAATAACTTTAGGAGTATTAAAAGACAATGCAAGATTAATGAATCTTTGCACTGCAAGACCAAAAAGAAATAAAGATTGGAATGAGCATTATATCCAACTATCAGTATATGTTAAAAGAAAACATTACAAAGAAGCAGAAGCAGAATTTAATAAACTTGTAAAAAAATATAGATGAAAGATAAAGCAAAAGAAATTTATTGTAAGTATATAGATGCAATGCCACATCCAAGTACAACAAATATAGAAACTTATATAATCGCAAAAAGATGTGCATTAATAGCAGTGGATGAGATAATAAAAGAGATTGATAATAATTATGATACATTACATTCGGCAGATAGAAAACAATATTGGAAAGGAATTAAAAAAGAAATAGAAAACTTATGAAAGCAATCCTAGAATTTTCATTGCCTGAAGATAACCAAGAGTTTGAACTGCATACAAAAGCATTAAAAATGTATAGCACCTTGTGGGAATTTGACCAATGGTTAAGGTCTGAAATTAAATACAATGGCAAGGAACAGTATGAACCAGTCAGGGATAAATTAAGAGAGTTAATGAATGACAATAGGATTGACTTTGATATGGTAGAATAACCGCCATAACCTTCAATTAAGAAACATTAAAACTATAAAATTATGACAAAAGAAGAAATAACTTTAAAATTATGCAGCTATGACACAAGAAATCATGATGGGGTTAAAAGCTATATGACCGAGGAAGAAATTAAAGATGAAGGTTATACTGCAACATCAAAGCACGATTGTGGTTGTGATAACTGTTACTATGGTAGAACTAAATTAGCTTTATATATTTTGGAACTAATAAACACAATGCCTTGTGCATGAATTTTTCCGGATATTTCATTCATAACTGGTCATATAAGATACAAAAAGTATGATTTATGCGACATTTAAGAAACATTAAAAATATAAAATCATGACACCAAAAGAGATAGCAGAAGAATTGTTTTACAAAATGTCTACTAATAGTTTAGATGAAGACCACCATTGCAGCCATTATGTAGCAAAAAATTGCGCATTAATAGCAGTAGATGAAATGTTAATTGAATATTCAAGTCAATGTCCCAAAGATAGTTATGAAATGGAAAGGCATTTATATTGGAATGAAGTTAAAAAAGAAATAGAAAAATTATAAATTATGACACACGTTTCTAAAAGTAAGCCAAAAATGTCAAGTATTGAATCACGTTTACTTGACAAAGTAAAGATATAGCTTGACTATTATGATTGAATAGTAAAGTAATCACTTGACCAACCGCAAATCTGCGTAGAATAGTATTATTATTCAACGCAACCCAACCCAACCCGTTACAATCTGTCACGGTTTTATAAAAATTTGTGACATAAATTATAAAATATTGTTGTACTTAAATTATAAACTTAAACAAAAAAGGAGGGGGAAACTATGACATCAAAAGCAGTTTAAAAATTAACCAGTAGAGAGGATGATAATTAAATTGCTTTTGATAACTTTATTTTATTTGTTAATAACTTTATTTTAATTTTATGAAATGTTAGAGAAAGACTTACACAGGTTAGTTTGCGACTACATACGTAAAATCTACCCTTACGTTATATTTAGAACTGACTTCAGTTCAGGAATGAGAATGTCGATAGGGATGGCTAAGCGACACAAAGCACTCCAGTATTCCAATGCTTACCCTGATTTATTTATAGCAGAACCGAAAGGGAATTTTGCAGGATTCTTTATTGAACTAAAAACAATTAATAACGTAGTATTTAAAAAAGATGGCTCAATGCGAAAGAACGCACATCACGAAGAACAGGAAACAATGATGCTAAAGCTAAGAGGTAAGGGATATAAAGCAGAATTTGGTTTAGGATTTGGTAATACAATTAAATTAATAAACGAATATTTACAACAATAAAACTAAACCAATGAACGAAGAAAAAAAACAACAAATTAAATTGGGAAGCGGTAAAAAGATTAACGATACTTTCCTATCTTCAAGCCTATGTATTACAGATGCACTAGAGCATTCATACGAATACAATGGTAAAAAGTACATCAAGTTAAATATCAGCATATTTGCTGAACCTGACCAGTACGGTAAGAATGTAAAGATTACTTTAAATGATTACGACCCTAAGTCTAAAGATACAAAAGCAGTTAGTATAAAAACAAATGATGACCTACCTTTTTAAATGAAGAATCACACAAAAATATATATGAAGTATTTTGGGTATGGATTAGATTCGTACTTTGCCTGTGAAGTCTGTGATAATCGTGGAGTTGATTTACATCACATTGAAAACAGGGGAATGGGTGGAAGTAAGACAAAAGATTATATTGAGAACCTTATTTGCGTATGCAGACAATGTCACGAGTTTTTCGGCGAAAAAGATGAATATTTACAATTCTTAAAAAATAAGCATTATGAATTTATGGAAAGACATAAAAGGGTATAACGGAAGATACCAAGTAAATATTAATGGTCAGGTAAGGTCAAACTTAAATGATGGGCAATCAAGAATATTAACTGGCTCATTATATAATACTGGATATATTAATTTTAAATTATTTAAAAATAAAAGATTTAGCCAACATAGACTTATAGCTGAATATTTTATACCTAATATAGAAAATAAGCCACAAGTAAATCACATTAACGGAATTAAAAACGATAATAGAATTGAAAATCTTGAGTGGGCAACTGCAAAAGAAAATTGTAATCACGCAGAAAGAACAGGATTAAATAAAATAATGAGGAATGCGCAATCAAAAAGATTAAACAAACAAACTATTGATTTGTATACAGGAATTATATTTGATAGCTTAAAAAATGCTTGTGAATCATTAAATTTAAAATCAAGTACAGAAAGGCAAAGAATGTCAAATAAAAATTATAATAATAGGTTACAATACATTTAAAATTTAATTATGGGATTACTAGAACAGATTAACATTGACTTACATAAAAGAGAACAAAAGGGAATTAAGACATACGGAACTAAATTAGATGATGCAGATTTAAACAAAGCACAGTTATTAAATCATTTATACGAAGAGTTACTAGATTCAGTATTTTATATTAAAAAATTAATCAATGATAAAAGTTAAAGTTGCAGATATCAAAAGCAATCCTAAAAATCCAAGGTTAATCAAGGATGACAAGTTTAAAAAACTTGTAAAGTCTATTAAAGAGTTCCCTGAAATGGAAACAGTAAGACCTATTGTAGTTAATAAAGATATGGTTATACTTGGAGGTAATATGAGATATAAAGCTATGATTGAATGCGGATATAAACAAGTTAACGTTGAGGTAGTCGACTGGTCCGAACAAAAACAAAATGAATTTATTATTAAAGATAATGTAGGATTTGGGGAATGGGAATGGGAGATGGTCGCAAATGAATGGGATTTAGAAGAATTAACAGATTGGGGTTTAGATATACCAAATTTTAATACTGAAGGATTTGCAGATAAAAATAAAGAATTAAGTCTTGATGATGTTACTGATTCAATGACTATAACTTTAAAATACACTGAAGAAGAATATCATATTGTAAAAGATGCTTTATTAAATTTAGCAGCTACCCCTGAACAGGCAATATGGAAATTATTAGGCAATGATTAAATACAAATTTAATGACCATAGATTCCCTTACAAATGGAATTTAGAAGATGGTTACCCTGCTAAAGGAATTGAACCTAATAGATTAAAAGTATTTGGAACTTTTATTTGTGGAGGCGGTTCTACAATGGGATATAAGTTAGCTGGATATACCCATTTAGGGGGAGTTGAAATTGATCCACAAGTTGCAGATATTTATAAAACAAACCATAACCCAAAATATCTTTATAATCAAGATATTAGAGAATTTAATAAAATTAATGATTTACCAGAAGAACTTTATAATCTTGATTTATTAGATGGCAGCCCACCCTGTTCAACATTTTCAATGGCAGGAAGTAGAGAAAAAGCATGGGGAAAAGAAAAACAATTTAGGGAAGGTCAAGCAGTCCAAACTTTAGATGATTTAGTATTTGAATATTGTAATACTATTATAAAATTACAACCTAAAGTATTTTTATTAGAAAATGTAAAAGGTATTATTTTAGGCAATGCAAAGGCATATTCAAAAAAGATTATTCAAACAATGGAACAAGCTGGATATAAAGTACAAATCTTTTTATTGAATGCAGCATCAATGGGAGTTCCGCAAAGAAGGGAAAGAGTATTTTTTATAGGGTATAAGAAAGAATTAAACTTTAAACCTTTAAGATTAGATTTTAATGAAAAACCAATTCCTTATGGGGAAATTGAAAAAAGGTGTAAAAATGCATTAGGTAAACAAATAACTGAAGCATATCATAAATGGTGGATTAATACTCCAAAAGGGAAATCTTTATCTTTTGCTCATCCAAAAGGAAGTTTTTTTAATACTATAAAAATTAGTGATTTAGATGTAATTAATACAATAACTTCAACTGATTTCGCTAAATTAATTCATTATAAATATCCAAATGTTTTAAGTGATGAATCAATCCAAATGTGTGGTAGTTATCCTTTAGATTATAATTTTATAAAAATTGAACCTAAATATCTTATTGGTATGTCGGTCCCCCCAATTATGACTGCACAAATAGCGTATCAAATTTGGTTACAATGGTTTAAAACAGCATAAAAAAAGCACAATGCAAGGTGGAAACCAAAAGCATAATAACCAGCCGGATGAAAAATTATTTATTCTCAAAGGTCAAGAAATATAGATGAACAAGTGTAATGATATTGTCCTGGAGATATATAACCATCCTGACCTTATAAAAGCAATAAGCAAAACAAAACCTGAATCAATACAAGACGATTTAAGGCAGGAAATAGCAGTCAGCTTACTACTTCAGCCTTGTGATAAGATAACTGCACTATTCGCTTCTAATAACTTATTACGGTATGCTATAAAGATATGCTGGTTTATGGCTACTTCTAAAACAAGCGAATTTTATTATAAGTATAAAAAAAGTGATTTACTAAAGGCAGTTGAGTATTTTAATAGCCAGTTAGATTTGCCGGTTATCCCTGAGAGCCTAGCAGCCGAGGCAACAAAAGCACTGACTAAAAATAATATCAATATAGAAACAGACCACGAAATAAGAATATTTAATAAGTACGTAGAACTAGGAAGCAATAGAAAAGTAGCAGAGTATTACGGAATACCAGTTAACCACGTTTGCAATATTACTAACAAAGTAAAAAAAGAATTAAAATGTATATTATTACAATAGCAGCATTTACCTTTGCTTATTATTTCATTAATGTATTTAATGGTCATATCATACTAAAGCGCATATTTAAAATTCCTTTAGTAAAACGATTAAGACCTTTTGACTGTATTCAATGCCTTACTGTATGGTCAGCACTTGTATTTACATTTTTACCTATTCATATAGTCGAATTAATAGCAGTAATATTTGCAGCAGGGTTTATATCAATAAAGATTAAGTAGATACAAAAGTAGATACAAAAGCATGAACATAATCGGATTAACACATAAGGAATCAGGATGCGGATATCATAGAGTAATATTACCACTAGCTTTTATGGATGATATAAAGGGATATGTAACCAACTTTATAACTGAAGATAAAACCGACGATTGGGATATTTTAGTTTACAATAGGATATGCCAGTACGATATAAATTGGAGCAAAACAAAGGAGTTACTTGGATGTCAAGTAGTTATGGATATTGATGACCATTGGGATTTACCTTATAATCATATTAATTACCAATCTTATCAGGACATGGGTAAAAGGATTGAAACAAATATATCTGAAGCGGACTTGGTTACGGTTACTAATCAAGCGTTATTGAATAAAGTAAAAGAGTTTACAGACAAGGCGGTAATAATGCCTAACGCTTTACCTTATGGTATTAATCAGTTTACAGATATGAAAGTAGAATCTGACAAGGTAAGATTATTTTGGTGCGGTTCTGTAAGTCATGAGAACGATATAAAGATATTAAGAGAACCACTAAAAAGATTAACAGGTAATATTCAAATGGTAATGGGTGGATATAATGATAGCGACCCTTTAACTAAATCAATCTGGGATAGGATGTTTTCAATGTTTGCAGGTAAGCATGATTCAATTAAATTACGTTCAACTAGTCCAACTGCCTACATGGATATGTACAATTACGCTGATATTGTTTTGATACCTTTAGAGGATAGCGATTGGCATGGATGCAAAAGCAATTTAAAGATACTTGAAGCAGCGGCAAAAAGATTACCTGTTATCTGTTCAAATGGTGCACCTTATAACTTGGATGCAGATGCGCCTGTG